TGAGTTCGGTTTATCAGAAGCAGAAAAAGAACAATTGATGAGTGCAATAGAATCAGATGTTCAAGAGTTACAAATCAAAAAAGACGAAATAGAAAGTTCTATCAGTAAGGAAAGTTAATGGCTAAGATATTGGACAAACCGCTTGATAATGTAAGTGTTCAAGGTAATGGTGTAGTCACAAAAAATGAACTTCGTGCGATATTAAAAAACATATCGGTTAAAATTCCGGATGCGCAAACAAACTCAAATTTAGAAGTATTTGAAGTTTTAGAATTAAAAACTGATGCTGAAACAAAACAACAAGAAGTTGTTGGTAGATATGTTTATTCTCAACACGGAGATTCTGAGGTTAATAATTATAAACCTTGTAATTCTAATATTATTCAATATCCTATGGTTGGAGAATTGTGGTTAGGACTTAGTTATAAAGATGAAAATTATTATTTAGCAAGATTGAGTGATACTGATATTTCAGTAAACTACCAAAAATTAGGAGAAAGTGAAAAAGTAATTTCACCAGGTGTAGACAACACAGATGTAAAAACACCAAAAGAAAGTATTTTATCTCGATTATTTGGAACTATAAAAAAAGATATAAATCCAACAGCTAAAGCTTTTGAAGAGGGGTCAACACTTATCCAAGGTAGATTTAACAACTATATAAACCTTGGTAGTGATGATGACAGTAGAGGTATAATAAATATCAATAACTTTGATGCTGCAACTATTGATATTGGTATAAAGGAGCAAGTTACTTTTAGTGGAATAGGTGGGGAAATATTTCCACAAATACAAGAATCGGCAACCATTACAATGGACGCTGATAGGATAGAATTAAATGCAAGAAATACTGGTATTGAAATTTCATCGCTAGATAGTATTCTTATTGATTCAGATGAGGGTGATTTAATATTAGAAGCAGCAGATAGAATTAGATTGAGACCAAGAAATAGTATAATAGACCTTGATATTAAAAATGGTGGAACACTATTGACCAGAACAAAAGATGGATTCCCTTTTGGACAACTTGATATGATAGGATTTTTAAAACAAGTTACGGGAATACAAAAAATGTATCAAGCGCTGATAATTGGTATTCCTAAATTATCAAGTCCAGCTACATTACCTTCTGGCGTAAAAGATATTGTTAAAGGATTGAAAGGTGCACAACAATTTGTAGACGCTACTATTAATTTAGAATTTTTAAGTCAATACATAATGGAAACAAAAACCATAGAAGAGATAAAAGCGGTTTTACCGATACCGGCTGGATTTGGTGGTATCATTGATGATATAGCAAATATCACAGACGAACAAATTAAAAAATTAGAAGAATTAGAAAAGTCAGTTGGAGAACAAATACAGAAAGCATCTGAATTACAAAGCACATTATCACAATCACCACCAGATGTAGGTAGTGTTAAAAACTTAATAGATGGTGGAAGTTTTGATAGTTTTGATGGTGTAGCAGATTTAAGAAGTGTACTTGGTGACAATCCAAGTGATAAAGATTTAGAAAGATATATCAGTAATGGTGGATTAAGTAGTTTTGAAAACCAAGTTTCAGATTTGAATAGTGTTGTCGGTTCAGCTGACACAGCAAGGTCATATAAAAATTTATTTAAAGCAGCAAGGAGTTAAAAATGAACAAAAATAAATTAAGAAATATAATTGAATTAGTTGTCCGTAAAGAAGTTAAAAAACAACTGAGCGAGATATTTATTAATGAAGAAAAAGAAATCAAATTAGCAGAAACGATTTCTAAACCCAAACCTAAAAGGGTTATCAATAAACCTAAAAAACAATACACAAAAAACACAGCGTTAAATGAAGTATTGAACCAAACCAAACCATTAGGTGCACCAATGGAAGATGAATATCCTACATTAGGTGGTGGAATATTAGGTAGTGATAATATGGCAGAAGTCTTAGGTTATGGTGATTTAGGCAGAGGACAGAATAAAGAAAAAGCAAGAGAAATGGCAGCAGTTGACTCAATCAAAAAAGCAGGTGTTTCGGTAGACGCAGTTCCTGAAGATGTACAAAATGCATTGACTCGTGATTATTCTGGATTGATGAAAGCAATTAATAAAAAGAAAAGTGGTGAAGGTAATTTTAGACCTTAATAAAAAATGGCAAGAAGCGTAAGAGAAATAGACAGAAATGAAGACAAGTATGTCGGAATAAGATTTCCGTTGGATTATAGTCCAGAGGGATTTTTCTATAAAACGAAAACCGTATTAGAACAATCAAAGGCAAATCTTAGAAACTTATTACTTACTACGCCAGGTGAAAGAATCTTTCAACCAAGCTTTGGGAGTCGTTTAAAAAACATTGTCTTTGAACAAGGACAAGATATTCCCAATAGAGTTGAAGAAACTATTAGAACCGCTACTGACAATTTCTTACCTTATATTAACATTATAAACGTGTTCACTACACAAGAACGAAATCAAGTCAATATTCAGGTTGAGTTTTCAGTTACACTTAATCCAGATGTGATTGAAATATTAAACTTTGACTTTAGAATTGGAGAATAGAAATGTCCGACTACGGAACAAATAAAAAAATATTATCAAAAGAAGTAAGTTATCTCGGTAGAGACTTTACAGATATTAGAGAAAACTTAATAGAGTTTGCGAAATCCTATTTCCCAAATCAATACAATGACTTTAATGAAGCATCACCAGGTATGATGTTTGTTGAAATGGCAGCGTATGTCGGAGATGTATTGAACTACTATGTTGATAATCAATTTAGAGAAACTTTAATTCAGTTCGCAGAAGAAAGAAAAAATGTTTTAGCGATTGCACAATCATATGGATATAAACCAAGATTAGCATCACCTGCTATGGTTGAGATGACATTTAGTATAGATGTTCCAGCAGTAGCTATTGACTCTGATAATTATAAACCAGATTTAGATTTTGCAGGAAAGATAGAATCTAACTCAACTCTGGTAGCAAACAATGGAACAGAATTTACATTATTAGATAATATTGATTTTAAAGTGTCAAGTTCATTAGACACTATGGAAGTAAAAGCATTACAACCCTCATCAGGTAATATTCCTACAAACTTTAGATTAACTAAAAGAGGAATGGTGCAATCTGGTATTAGGGAAGAGGAAACCTTTTCATTTACAAATGCAAAAGAATTTGATAAGATAGTTTTATCAAATAATAAAGTTACAAATATCGTTGAAGTTACGGATAGTGAAAATAATAAATACTATGAAGTTCCTTTCTTAGCACAAGATACGGTGTTTGAAGATGAAGAAAATTCAACACTCAATGACCCAGCGTTAGCTGAGTTCAAAACCGATACACCATACTTATTAAAGTTAATTAAAACTGCAAGACGATTCACAACAAGAGTTCGTGATGATAATAAAATGGAATTACTATTTGGTTCCGGAGTTAGTGATAATGCAGATGAAGAAATCATTCCAAATCCTGATAATGTCGGTTCAAGATTAGGATTAGGTGTTTCAAGATTAGATGAAGCATTTGACCCAAGTAATTTCTTAAAAACAAGAACATTCGGATTAGCACCAAGTAACACAACACTTACCGTAACTTATAATTATGGTGGAGCAGTAGAACACAATGTATCAACAAATAGTATAACATCATTTAACAGATTATCATATACTAATAATACACTTGGATTAGACGCTGACTTACTAAGTGCGGTAGAATCAAGTATTACATCTATAAATGAAGAACCAGCTTCGGGTGGTGCTTCAACAGAAACCATTACAGAAATAAAGCAAAATGCATCTGCTTATTTCAATGCACAAAATAGAGCAGTAACAAAAGCTGATTACATAACAAGAGTTTACTCTTTACCACAAAAGTATGGTAATGTAGCAAAAGCATTTATTGTTCAAGACGAACAATTAGAACAGAATGGACAATTAGTTATTAATGATGGTATAACAGTTGATACGAGAAGTAAAGGAACTGCAGTCAAAAATCCATTAGCACTAAATATGTATTTATTGGGATACGATTCAAGTAAAAGTTTAGTTAGATTAAACAGGGCGGTAAAGAATAATGTTAAAACATATTTATCTCAATATAGATTATTAACAGACGCTATCAACATTAAAGACGGATACATAATTAACTTTGGTGTAAAATATAATATCGTTACAAAAAGAGGGTATAATAAAAATAATGTATTGTTTAGAACAATACAAAAAGTAAAAGAATTCTTTCAAGTAGAAAAATGGCAAATCAATCAACCAATTATATTAAGTGATTTAGCATATCAGATTTCCACTTGTGAGGGTGTGGTATCATTAGTTCCACCAGCAGAAAATAATCCAAACAACGAACTTATACTTATTGAGAATAAATTTGAAACTGGTCTTGGATATAGTGGTAACATTTATGATATGATTTCTGCTACAAAAGACGGAATCGTTTATCCTTCATTAGACCCAAGTATATTTGAACTTAAATTCCCTAATACAGATATTGAGGGTAGAGTAGTGGGAGATAGATAATGCATTATTTTGAATTTGGAAAAAGAGATACAACACTTTATTCTGGCGGAACAACAGCTTCCAGAAATACGGGTATTGATGAAATATTAGAAATAAATAAAGTTGTAAACAATAATGGTACGGTAGGAAATGTATCAAGAGTATTGATTGATTTTGATTTAAGTTTTATTTCTAAATCAGTTCAAGACGGAAAAATACCTTCTACGGCAAAATATTATTTAAATTTATTTGACGCAACATCAGATGAAGTTGAAGTTGAACAATCACTACACATTTATATGGTTAGTGGTAGTTGGAAACAAGGTTCAGGAAAACTTGACCACGACCCAGTAACACAAAATGGAGCGACCTATCAATATCGTGACCACGAGGCAAAAACACCTTGGGTAACGGGTTCAGTATTGACTGACGGTGGTTCTTGGTTTACGGCGAGTAGTGGACAATACGAAGTGTCATCATCATACAACTTAACATTTGATAAAAAAGATGTTAGGGCAGATGTTACCGATATGGTAAACAACTTTATATATTCAAGTTCAATTTATCCTAATAATGGTTTTATAGTCAAAAGAGAAGATAGTGGTTCTTATGGAGACCACCCAAGTTCATCTATGTTTGACTTTAATACCGGACAAGAGGGTGATAGTTCAAGATTAGGAAATCTACAATATTTCTCAAGAGAAACCCATACAATCTATCCACCTAAATTAGAAGCAGAGTGGGACGATAGTTCTTGGTCAACAGGAAGTTTATCTGCTTTAAGTTCAACAGACTTAGAAAGATTAAAAGTTTACTTTAAAAATATGAAAACAGAATACAAAGAAAAGTCAATTGTAAAATTTAGAGTAGTTGGTAGAGAACTTTATCCTTCATCAAGTTTTAGCGCAACGCCAAGTGAATTGGGTGTTAAATATTTACCAAGTGCTTCAGTAGAATATGAAGTAAGAGACGCTGATACCGAAGAAGTAATTATACCTTTTGGTAGTGGTTCAAGAATTAGTTGTGATTCAGACGGAAACTTTTTTAGAGTTCAAATGAATGCATTTCAAGCAGAAAGAAATTATCGTTTTTGTGTTAAGGTAGTTAGTGGAAGTGGAACAACTGACGAACAAATAAATTACTATGATGACAATTATGAATTTAGAGTTGTGAGATAACAATGCCATATTTACCAAGTGAAGCAGCAAAAAAATCTAAACTATACAGCAACATACTTAATGGTGCTGAAATAGAATATCAAAAAGAAATAGAATTTTTAAAACAACAACAATCTATTTCTGCTTCAATAGATGCCAATACACCACTTAGAGATGATGAGGGATTTTTAGTTTCATTTGAAAGTGAAACGATTGGTGTTTCATTAGAAGAAGAGTTTGAACAAGTTCGTTTAGAAAATGCACAATACTTTTTTGAAGGAGAAATAGATAATGAATTTACTTATTATTTTCAACCAGAAGAAGATGAGGAAGAAGATGATGAGGAAGAAAATGATGTTATCGACGAAGCAACAGACGAAGAGGTAGAATTCCAACTGACAAAAAGAGATAATCTAATTCAAGTTATGAATATTTACTTTAATGAAGAATTTACACCAGATATGTCAACCGATAAACTACACTCAGTATTAAATACATTTTTTAAAACTGAGGGTCCTATCGGTGGTAAAAATGTAGAAGGTTGGAAAGCATTCAGACAAGACAAAATTAAAGTAAAAAAATTCACAAAAAAAGGTAAAAAGAAAAGACCAGGTGGTGGTAGAAGTCATAGACACAACTATCGTTCATTAAAAAAAGATTTAGCCGGTTATCAGTATGATGATGTAATTAACAAACAATTATATCATACAAGACGAGGACAAGAGATTTGGTTACAATTAGGTTTTCCATACCAGAGAGATGAAAAATAATGGCATTAGAATACGGATTTACACAACAAGAAAGAAACCAATACTTTAATCCAGAAAAAGTTTATAGTAGTTGGGGTAGAGACTTTGAAAGTGATTTTATGGTTCTATATGTTTATGATATGGAAGGTAGTTTTCTTATCAGTAAAATTATGGGTCTTAATGAAGTTAACTTTCAAAATGACGGGGATTTCATAGACCTTGATGTAGGACAACACCTAAGAGATTTAGGATTTAGTGAAGGTGAATACAATGTTACATATAAGTTTCTTAGAAGATTAGCTGGTAGAGAAACTACTCAATTTGTAGATAGAAAAGGAATAATTTTTGATGGTCAAGTTGAAAGAGATGTAGTAAATGATGAAGTAAAGTTTTTTAAAGCAACTGGTGATGAATCAGACAAGACTATGCGTGAAGAAGTATTCATTAAAGAAATGAAATATGAACTCGTAGAAACTTCACCAGACCGAACAGAATTTATATTACAGCTTAATGATAAAATAAAAAATTCAGAATACATACAAGAGTTTATTGAAATGGGTGAGATGATTCAATATAAACCAATAAGTAGACAAAATATGGGTTCTATAAAATTTGACCCAAAAGACCCGCAAGTTTTAGAATTTGATATAGACCCAAAAGATAGAGGGTTCACACAAAATATGGTAGGTGGTCAAATCATTATACCAAAACTATATAAAGTTGATGGAGATGAGGATACTGATAATAGTGATGTCGTAATAGATGATGATGATGATGATGATGGTGATACACCATATCTACAAGGACTTCTTGGTGATGGAGCTTCAACTGATTTTAGAGGCGATGGAATATCAAACAAAGAATTAATTGACATATTACTAAATGACCCGGACCCAATGGAAAGAGAAATAGCAGACGGAGCATTACAAGAAAGAGCAAACGAGCAATACTAATGGCAAGAAGAGCATTCATAGGAGCAAACAGAAGAACCGACGCAATTCGTAGGAAAGTGGGACGACCAACAGGAACAGCTCCACCAAGAGTTGCACCACCAAGAAGAATTCCAGTAAGAATAGACCTTGGTTCAGGTGGTAGACCAGATTTAAGAAGAGATACATCAGCTGATGACATTGTTCTTCGTCCAATAGAATTAGATAGAGATGATAGTGGTGATAACTTTAAAGACCCAAGAGACCCTGGAGTACCAATCAGAACACCCATACCACAAACATTGGGTGGATTTCCGGTTGACATTAGAGCAAACCGACCAGAAGAGGGTGATACAAAAGGTGATGAAATAATTTCAGATGTTGATTTAAAAGAAATTGAAAAAGAAAGAGATTTAATTTTATTTCCACCACCACCGCCACCAAGAGGACCTTTTATTGAAGACCTACCAGATTTTAAACCAGTAAAAACAGGACTTGGAGTTATAGGTTCAGGTGGTGTAAAAGACCAAGAAATTTTAGGTGGACCAGTAAAAAGAAAAAAGAAAAAGAAAATTATTCCTATTAAAAGGAAACCTATTAAGGAAGACATTAGAAAGGTAAAATCTAAAAGAGGTAATGCCAGAAATAACATTAAAGCAGGTCTTACAAAGAAAATTCCTGCAGGAGAAACTATAATTGAAGTTATAAACGAACAGATAGAAGTTACAAGAAAAACAAGAAAAGTTTCAAGACCAGCGCCAGTTCGTTCAGTAATACAACTCGTTAGACCAAGACCAAGTGTTCCGGTTAGAGAAGTAAGACCAACAACAAGAATAGCTGGTCAACCAATTAGAAGACCAGCACCACCAGTTCCAGATGTTCCACCACCACCACCACCAAGACCACAAGTCGCAGTGGCACCAATTAGGACATCAAGACCACAGGTAGCATCAGCGCCAGTAAGAACAAGACCTACAAGAGGTTCAGCAGTGTCAGCGCCAGTAAGAACAAGAACAACAAGACGACAAGGTGGAGGTAGATACTAATGGCAAGAGCAACAAGTAAGTCAAGACAAGTTGGAGCAGGAACTCGTTCAAATAGAAAACGACCAACAGGAACAGCTCCACCAAGAATTGCACCACCAAGAACACCAAAACCAAAAGTAGTTGCACCACAACCCAAACCACAAAATGTCGTGTCAGGACCAACTTTTAAGGGTTCACCAACAATCGTTAGACCAGACGGAGTAACAGAAGTTCTTGGACCAGGTGGAGTAGTATTAGAAGAAATAGGTGTTGATGGAAAAATGATTGTTGACCCAATCAAAGACGCAGGATTTGACCCTAAGAATCCACCGGCAAGTATTCAAGCAGTAAGAGATGAATTTAGAGAACACGTTGAAAGTGGTAGAGATGAAGCAGGTGAAGTATTTTTTGTAAGTGATGAAACAAAAGCAGCGTTGGTTAATGACGGGTTGGGAAATAGAGCACAATCAAAAGATGATTTAGTAAAAAGAAAAGTTATTAAACCAAATGGTGAATTTACCAAAAAGTATCAGCAAGTAGCTAATGAGGAAGTTATTAATCCTAAACAAGAACAAGCTAATTTATCACCGAGAGATTATGTAGCTACTATTGAAGAAGTTATAGATAGTAATCGTATTAGAGTTTCTTTATCTTATAATGACGGAGTAAATCTTTACGGACATAAAGGTGAAGACCAAGTAGCAAATCGCTTCAAAGGATTTAGAGTAAATTATGTAAAGAACAATATAGAACGATATAAAACTTATGTAAAAATTGATTCACAATATTATCTCGTTACAAATAGTGTATTGGGTGTTGACGGACAACAAAGAATTTTAAAAACAAAATTACCATTAACAAATGATATTGAGTTTGGAGAAGGTTTTACATTTGTAGAAAAAAGATTACCAGACTATATTGATAATGTTAGATTAGTTCCATTTGAAGATGATGTTGATGACGGAATATTCTTAAGACTTCCAAACTTTAATTCAATAGACAACCCAATTAATTTTCAAGGAACACAATACGGAACACATAACGCATTAACAAGTTCAAACGCTGATGATACTCGTGATATAGAAAGATTATTAATATCAGGTAGTTTATTAGATGTTCAACCAAATACAGAATATGGTAAAACCACTACTGATTTAACAATAGAATCAGATGATTATGGGTTTGGAAACTTTATTCACTTTTCAAGTGCAGAAACAAGAATTAGAAATTTTGAAAAAAAATTAAAACTAATAGAAGGATATAATTCAGATAGTTCATCATTAGTTAGTATTTCAAGTTCATTAGAAACTATACAAGAAATAGAAGCAAAAAGACAAAGAGTTAAAAATTCATTTGACCCATTTGAACATCATATGTATTTTGAAAGTTCATCTTATGTAAGTTCATCAGCTGGACAATTCCACGATACAACTTGGCCTAAGACAAATTCATCATCACCATATACATTAGCAGCAGTCGGTAGTTCAGATGCTAATACTTGGTTCAATAGAAGAATTACAGAATCTTCTGATTATGACCAAAGAAATATGAACTCATTAAGAAACTCTTTACCAGAACATATTTACGCAGATACTGAAAACAATGTGTTCTTAGAATTTATGGATATGGTTGGGCAACAATTTGATGAGATATGGAGTTATACAAAATCCATAACGGATTTAAATGTAAGAGTAAATAAAATATCTGAGGGTATATCAAAAGATGTAGCGATACATTATGCAAATGCACTTGGTATGAATCTATATAGTGGTAATGATTTATTATCTTTACCAACTTATTTATTAGGAAAAAATAAAGACGGAACAGATTTATATGAATCACCACAAGAAGCAGTTACGGAAAAAATTTGGAAAAGAATATTAGCAAACTTACCTTTCTTTATCAAAACAAAAGGAACAGAACGTTCTCTAAAAGGATTACTAAATTGTTATGGGATTCCAAGTACAATGTTGAGAGTTCGTGAATATGGTGGACCAGATAAAGGAACAAGAGTAAGTTATGAAATCAAAAGAAAGTTTACAAGAGCATTAGATTTTAAAGCAGCACAATACATTAAGTCTAATTGGAAAGCAGCAGCAGATGGATTAATTCCTGATACATTAGAATTTAGATTTAGAAGTCCTAAATCACAAGACCAAGTAATTTTACAAAAAGATGATAACTTTGCTATCTCATTACAGGATAATGGAGAAACAGATGACTATGGTTATTTAAGATTTACCATTAGTGGTTCAGACGGAAGTGTAAATTATATAACATCATCACTACAACCATTTTATAATGATGAGATGTGGTCAGTTATGTTGACAAGAAAGTCAGCAAGTAATGGTGATGAATTTGATGATGATAGTATTTATGCGAGTTCTTCATTTGAATTAACAACAAAATATTATGAGTCTTCAAGACAAAAGATTTTATATCAAGATAGTCAAAGTATGGAAGTGACATCTTCTGCAATCAATGCAGCATTTACTTCAAGTGGACACGTTTACTTAGGTGGTAGTGGTAGTTCATTTGGAAATCAGTTTACAGGTTCATTAATGGAATATCGATTATGGTCAGAACCATTAAGTTCAAGTGTATTTGACAATCACGTCCGAACACCAAAATCATATAATGGTAATAGTTATTCTTCATCATTTGATGAATTATTAGTTCGTTATCAATTAGATGAAAATAAAAATTTATCATCTTCAGCAACAGCTTCAAATACAGCACACGATTTATCATTGTATACAGAACCACAATCGGTTGATGTTGTTGGATTTACAGGAAACTTTTACAGAACATTAGTAGACCAAGAAAAAGTAAAAGTTCCAAGTTTAGGACCAACTCGTAGAAATGCGACTAAGATTAGAATTGAGGATTCAGACATACCAAAAGATATAAATGGTAGTGGTTCATTGTTAGTTGATAAAAGACGAGAACAATCCAATGATGACTTCGCACCACTTGATGACCACTCATTAGGAATCTACTTTTCACCAGTTGATATTGTAAATGAAGACATAATGTATAGTATTGCAGATTTTAATTTTGACGATTACATTGGTGACCCAAGAGACCAATACAGACCTTTTTATAAAGATTTAAGAGATTTAAGAAAGGAATACTTTAAACGATATGATATGTCAAATAATTTCTTTGACTATTTAAGAATTTTAGAATTTTATGATAGTAGTATTTACGATACAATTTTACAATTAGTTCCAGCGAGAGCAAAAACAAGTATTGGTGTATTGATAGAACCAAATATTTTAGAAAGAAATAAGCAAGTCATAGGACAACGACCAGAATTTGAAAACACATTTTTTGAAAACGCTGGGGAGTATGATACTGGTATTCTTATTACAAGATACATAACAGGTTCTAATGATAATTACTTTGAAACAAGTGGTGAATATACAACCTATGGTGGAGATATTAATTTAGCATTCTTTGATACAGGTTCATCATTAGGATTCTTAAATAATCGTTCTATAATGATATTAGACGGTATAGACAAACGAGGTGAGTACGGAACAACATATGCAACAGCAAGTGTTACTTTGGGTTCACACAATAATATATTTACAGAAGTATTACAACCTAACATTACAGGTTCAAGATTATCACAAACATATGAAGTAAAAGAATTTTTCTATTCAAGTTCATTGAGTGCTTCTATTGGACCAACATTAGCATATAGTTCATCATTTAAACCATCAGATGTAGAAAGTATGGGAGTATCAACTAATTTATTTAGAGCATTTTATCAAGGAAATATTTTAACAAGAGATAATTCAATTGACGGAGAGGAACCAGTAATAGTCAATGAAGTTGCACCAACAGTATTAAAGACACAAGATTCAGATATATCTAAACTAAGAACGGATTAAAACAATGGAAAATTTAACTTTCTTATATTTATTATTGAAAAAGAATAGTTATATCATTTCCACAGGAGTAAAATAAAATGGGATTTTTAGACAACACGAGTATAACAGTAGACGCTATCTTGACAAAAAAAGGTCGTGAACTTTTGGCAAGAGGGCAGAACGAATTTAAAATTACAAAGTTTGCATTAGCAGACGACGAGGTTGATTACAATCTTTACGATACATCACACCCAAACGGGTCAAACTTCTATGCGGCAGTCATTGAGAATATGCCACTATTAGAAGCGTTCGTAGATGAGAATCAACTAATGAGATATAAATTGACAACACTTCCAAAGGAAACAAACAAGCTTCCTATATTGGAATTACCTTCACCTTCATTGACTTTCAATGGAGCAGGTATTACACAAACCGTATCACCTAACACAAGAAATGCACCAAACGAAACATATACATTTACATTGTTTAACGCAGATGTTGCTAACTTGTCATTAAGTGGTGGAGCTGGACCAAGTGGAAAAACACTTCCAGGTGGTAGACTTGAACAGGACTTCATTAACGCTGGAGCAACAACACCAGTATTCTTAAATGAAGCAGAAAGAAAACGTTCAATATCAGTTGTCGGTAAAAGTGTAAGAGTTATTTCAAGGTCATTAACAACATTAACAAACACAAACTTGTCAGTAACTGGTAATAGTTCAGGTGCACAATTCACCGTAGCTATCTCAGTAAAAGCAGACCCAAGTAAAGTATAAGGAGTAGGTAATGGCATTTCAAAGATTTAATCCAGAAAACGACATTGTTGAAAATCAACGAACTACAATCTCAAGTGGATTGTGGAGTGGTGGAAGTTCAACTCTTACTTCATTTTTTACTCAGTCAAGTAATGGAAATATAACAGGTTCAGTATTGGAACTATATAATGTAGACCCAAATACAGATACATCAGCAGAAACACAAATCGCAGTTGGATATGCAAATATTCACGGGAGTGGTTCAGCAGGTAATACAACTAAACTGACAACAGGTGGTAGACAGACAGCAGCTCTATATAGACAATTTAGAAATGTTATCTTGGCACCAAACACAGATGAATTTTCATTTACAGGTGCAGCATCATCAAGTGATGACTTTTACTTTATCTCGTTCCAAAGAGCAAGACAAAGAGAAAAGATTGACCCAGGTAATTGGGAATTACAATTAACAGGTCAAATGGCTGGTAAAGCAGCAAAGATTCAATTAATTGATGATAGTGGTGCTGGAAGTAATCCAACTGTAAATGAGGGTGGTAGAGTATTCAATGTTGTTAGTGGTTCTATTAATGACGGAATCAATACAGCAGCAGCAAGTCAACCAGGTGGTGGATTAGGATTATTCTATCCAGACTTAGGAATTATATTATTAGACGCATCTCAAATGGAGGCGAGTGGTGGTTTAGACCCAGCAAATCCAAGAAGTACAGATACATTTGATAATAGACCACAAGCATTCTATAATTCAATTAAATCAGGTTCAAGTTTCCAAGCAAGAAGAGAAGAAGAAATTAGTTCAACAAATTACTTTATTAGAGCAAATAATAAAGACTTTAATTTTAGTTCTAATCCAACTTTCTCTACTGGTTCGGACGGAAGTCTAACACAAGGAACTTTCTTTAAAGACCCTAAAACTTTTATTACACAGGTTGGTCTTTACAATGATGACAATGAATTATTGGCGATTGCTAAACTAAGTAAACCATTATTAAAATCATATTCAAGGGAAGCTATTATTAAAGTGAAACTTGATTTTTAGGACAAACTAATGTTCAAAAATCTTGACTTAGATAACGACGCAACTATAAAAGCATTTCAGTCTTTTAAGAACTTTACATTTACCAATAACGATAGTGGTAGTGGTGTATTTGCTACCAAAGCTCGTTCAGGTTCTAAGTTTAATTATGTGAGTTCATCAGACGCAATCACAACAATCACATCTGGTTCAGTATCTACAAATTACTTTGGATTACCAACATATACAATGTTACACAATCTATTTTATTCTAAACACGGAAAGGAGTATGTAAATACTGGTTCTATGAATAGAAATCTACACGATTCAGCATCAGTAATTAGTGTAGCAAGGGAATTGTATGGTGAGAAAATAAAACCAGGTAGTATTGAGTTATCAGCTACTGTTGGTGGACAAACATTTGACATTAGAGATGACGGAGAAGGAAATCTTTATGACAATAATCATTCAGCAAGTTTTTCAACATTTAAAACAAACAACTTTTTAAGTGGTAGTTCAACCACAGCAGCAACTCGTGGTAGTGGTTCGGAAGTAGGAAATATTTTTTATGAACAAGGACTATTTGTAATGACTGATACTGGTTCATACAAAGACGTTGGATTTGGAACTTCATATAATTTAAAATACAAAGCAACACAAACTCATTATCAGTACGAATATCGTGTAAGGGTAAAACCACACGAGTTCAATACAACAACAAATATTAGTATTACACCGGATAGAAGTGGTAGTATTACAATGGCTGAGGGTGTTGTTTCAATGTCTAATTACTTTGGACCAGGTGACCAACCAAGTGGACAAGGAACAGGAAGTTACGCTACATTTTATAATGCAGCATCAGAAGCATTGGGTTTTGTAACTGAATCTAATTTCAAACCTTTTGTGACTGATATAGGTTTATATAGTGAAAATAATGAACTATTGGCTCACGGAAAACTCGCAAAACCTATCAAATTATCAGACGACATTGAAACCAGTTTCATAGTTCGCTTTGATATCTAATTTTTAACAATCTTATATTTATTATTGAATTAAACTCAATGGAGAAAACAATGTTTCATTTTATGAAAAAAATGGTTATGTCAGCGGTTATGTTTGGAATAGTTTTTGCACAAAATCCAATCATAAGAGTAAAACAATTAGGTAGTTGGGATTCACCACAAACTTGGTGGAAAAACTCAGTTACACAAGATTTAGACGATTTCTTAGCAGCAGATGCGTCAAATCCAGCATTCGATAATAATAACTTCGATATCTGGAGAGATAAAGTTTTGGAAATGGAAGTTACCTTAGATGATGTAGGGGAAGATATTACTACACTTAGGTTTGATATTGCATTCGATAACGACTTAATCACTTGGGTAGAATCAGGTGAAACATCAGTTAATGCTTGGAGTCAAGGAGAATCCAAAGTTGTTAAAGGAAGTCATATATCAAGTTGGACTGAAGGTGATGAATCATCAGGAGCAGACTATTCATTTGAAGTAGTTCATTATCAAAATGTCGGTTATCAAGATTCATTAGCAGTCGGAACATCTGAAACATTAGTAGAAGAATCAATATCCGATACAAGATACGATTGGTTAAGAGTTACTATGGTATCACACGGAGTTGACGCAGATAATGATGGAACACCAGATAAAACATTCGGAACTGGTAATGGAAACCAAGCACAAATAATAAAATTATATTTTAAAATAAATGATGTTGTTGATGACTTTGCACCAAAAGCATTTAGAATACCAACATTTTATGACGGGTCATCAGGATATTACACTTATGTATCAGACGCATATTTCTTAGATTATAAAGTTTACATTGACGGAAATTGGGGAGATTACTATACAGGTGAAAGAACCTTTAACGGAGCTGCTCGTGGTGACATTACACTACACCCGAAACTTGTTGATGTTGAAGGATATATGAGATACATTGGAGAATACGACGGAACAAATGCATATTCACGAAACAAATATTCTATGATGAAAGTTATCTTTGAATTAGATGAAACTAACCCAGACCAGTTTTCTAATTGGAGAAATCCAAGAGATATTAATTATCCTTCAAGTTTAACAGATGAATCTTTAAATGATGATGTTATGGGAACTTATGATGAGTATTCAACGAATGCATTAGGGTATCAACATATGAGATACTATGAACAAAATGCCGGAACAACATCAGACCAGAAAATCCAAAACGACGGATTTAGAGGAGTTAGTTATTGGTATTGGACATACACAGATGATAAAGGATATTTCAATATTTCTTTACCGAGAAACAACAGATATCGTATGTCGTTCTGGCCACCAGAGGCAGATGACTATGTTGGAGACCACACAACTTATTTATTAGATAGAGGAGCAATCAC